ACTAACCCAACTACCTGTTTCACAGTTAAATGCTGTCCAAAGAATGCAAAACCAACTAAAGCGACAGTGATCTCTGTGCCCGCATTCCAAAAAGAATTAGCAACTGCTAATTTATCGCCTTGATTTAAAATAGCATAATAAATTGCTCCCACAGCTGCATACATAAGGACACCAATCATTAAAAAAATTTTTTTATTCGTTTTTGTTGTTTTTTGTAAAAAATATTGTGCCCCAGTTTCCATTCCAATAATTGCCAATAAAAGTATAATAAGTTTTAAATTCATCGTATAATATTATGAGATTATATTTGAAGTAGTGATATAAAATGAGTGCGATATAATATACTAATGTCAAGTATATTTTGGTCTACTCCGGCGCCCGCGCCTCCTCCGCCACCTCCACGGTCGGATATAGGTACGTTGCTACTATATGTCATATTAGGGTGGATAATCCTACGAATATTACAGGAATTGCCAAAGTCAAAAAAGAAGAAAGGAAAACTAAAAAAAGAGAAAAAACTATTAGATGACGTAATAGGACTTGAGAGTGTAAAAGAGGAAATACGTTATTATATGGATTTCATTAACAATACTGAAAAATATGAAGATTGGAATGTTAAATTACCAAAAGGAATTTTACTAGCAGGTCCACCAGGGACAGGTAAGACGTTGTTAGTAAAAACTATGGCAAAGGTACTGGATATTCCCGTGATAACGGCAGCGGGAAGCTCTTTCGTTGAAATGTATGTTGGTGTGGGAGCCAAAAGGATCCGTGATTTATTTAAAAAGGCAAAAAAGGAGAAGAAATGTATAATATTTATTGATGAATTAGACGCAGTTGGAAGTAAACGGAATTTGGATAGAAACTCTGAGAGAGCGTCAACATTGAATCAATTACTGGTAGAAATGGATGGTTTTGATAATTCAGATGGGATAATGATATTTGCAGCTACGAATCTTATTAAATATTTGGATCCTGCACTTTTAAGATCGGGGCGATTTGACAAAAAAATATTTTTTGATCCTCCAAATTCGGAAGAACGAAGAGCAATGTTTGAGTTGTATTTTAAAGATGTAACAATCGATACTTCCTTATCTTACCAAGTACTATCTGAAAGAACTGCTGGAATGACTGGCGCAGATATAGCAAATATAGCCAATCAAGCAAAAATTAATGCGATTCAAAGAGGCGATGATAAAGTATTTTTATCAGAAAAAGATATCCAAATTTCTATTGATGAGGTAATGATAGGAAGAGAAAAGAGAGAGAGAATGATGTCGGAAGAAGAGAGGAAAAGGGTAGCGCATCACGAGGCGGGACATGCACTTATGGGATATCTATTGAAAGACAGTGAGCCGCCAGTAAAGGTTAGTATAATACCTCGGGGCGAATCTGCACTAGGATTTAGTCAACCTAAACCAGTTAACAAGAAACTATACACGAGACAAGCAATATTAGCAAAATTATGCGTATTACTAGCAGGAAGAGGTGCAGAACAATTAATCTACGATGAAGTGTCAACGGGTGCGGCGGATGATATAGAGAAGGTATCTAACTATGTTAGATTATTTAATACGAATTGGGGGATGAGTAAAGATTTTGGGGTTTTAAATCCGGACTTTATGGGATCTATTGGAGAGACAATGTCTGAAAAGGTATTTGAGAATTGTAAATTGATGGTTGATAAATTAGAAGAGTTTACATTATCGACTCTCAAAACAAATCGCGAATGGATTATTAAAATTGCGGAAGATCTTTTATTAAATGAGACAATTGTATACAAAAGAATCAAGGAGATATTGCCTGAGGAATTGGAAAATAGTTTAATATGCGAGTATTAATTGGATAATTTTAAACTTATTACTATTTATATGAATATTAATAAGGTATTTATAATAAATTTAAAACATCGTACCGATCGCAAAGCGCATATGATTAAGGAATTGGAACGTATAGGTATTAGAGATTATGAATTTTTTGAAGCCATAAAACCAGGATCTATTGCCGATCTTAATCGCTGGAATCCAAATTTTCTAAAAATACGCCCCGATTGGTTAAAGGGCGAGACCGATGAATATTATCTGAAATATAGGTTGGGAGCATTAGGGTGTCTAATGAGTCACGCAGCAATTATGCAGTTGGCAATTCAAAGAGGTTATAACCAAATACTAATACTGGAAGATGATGTGATATTTAATACCAATAAGATTAAAAACTTCAACCATCTACTTATGGTTTTAAAGGGTGAATACGAGTATTTGCGGTCTAAAAATAAAAAACAATTTCAAAAAATCAATTCATTTGATTTACTGTATCTTGGTGGGGCTACGCAACTATCGCTTTTAAAGAATATCAGCCCAAGCTTAGCTCTAACTATGAACACAGGTTGTACGCATGCCTATATCGTACCGGCAACTGCTATGAAATATATACTAAGTATAATAAGGCATTCGGTTGTGGAAATAGATAAGTTTTACATTCAACAAATACAACAAAGGGGGAAATCGTTTTATGTTACACCACCATTTGCGAATCCCGGCAACAGTTTTTCAGACATTGTCCAGAAAGAAGTTTGTTATAAAAAGGCAATGACTATTCTAAATAGTTAAACAAAGTATAATAGAGAGTCGGCAAGTTAATACTTAAGAGAATGAATATGAGCAACTATTACTGGGGACCTGAAGATACAAGTGTCCATTTTTGCGAAGATAAATATACATCGCATCCCAAAATTGCAGAATATTATAATACAATATCTTCATTGTATTATATTGCGATTGGATGTTTGTTTCTGTCTACAAAAATAGCACATCTGGGGAGAAGTCTAATCGTTGTAGGCATTGGGGCATTTTTTTTACATATGACTCTTCGTTATTATGCACAAATGTTAGATGAAAGTGCTATGTTGGTAATTAGTTTTGATGCAGTTAGACATGTTAGAAAAAATTCATTTTCAAGGTGGTTTCTCGCTCCTTTGTTATTGTTATATGTGATATTTCATAATTACTTCCTTTATTTCTTTGTGGTTTTTAGCGCTTTTCAGATATATATGGCACATGTAGGACTGCAAATAGCGAGACCTAGATCGTATCAAAAATTATTTATTATAGGGTATATTGTTTTATTTAGTAGTGGTACTGCGTGTTGGCTCGCTGACCAACTTTTATGTGAATATGTTAAGGATTATCAAATGCACGCATGGTGGCATGTTTTAACATCGCTGGCAATAGCATCTGGATTTTTAGTCTTCCTCGTCTGAGTAGAGCCAGCAGGGTTCGTCAGACTCATCTTCTGAGGTTTCATAATTAGAGAACTCCGATTCATCATCACACACTGTGTCCATTATAGCATGCTGTGATGTTAGTTCCTTATCTGAGACAATGAACCCTTTTAGATCCGGCGCTTGTTGAGACCATACCAATGATTGCTGTTCGGCACGGGACAGCTTATCGTTTCCATCAAAACTATTATCATAATGATCACATCCGGCAAAACCCGAACCGGATATTGTTGGCAGAATGTTGTTATTTGTTTTATACGAACACCTCCCAGATTTAGTAATGTAAACCTCATGTTGCGAACAATCCATGCAAAAGATCCACTTATCGATGGTAAAAGTGGGCGATTCGGTATCAATCAGGAAGGTCTGGATATATCTATTAATATCATGCGGAATATCGCGATCGGATCCAATTTTTGTAACAAGGCGGAGAATTGGCGTTATCCACCGAGGTTGTGTACTTTGGAGGAAAGGTGTGCCGCGGGAAATCCAGTCCTTACACCACCAGCATTGGGTAGCTACTATGGAGCAGCCAATCGGGGTTGTACTCATTTATAACTGCGAGTTAGTGTTGTTGTGAGTTCTACTACAACTTTAGTAATATTTTCCAATTCAATTTTCTAATCTAATAATAAATGTGGCAATTTCTACTTGGCTGTGGAACCGGTATTTATATTGGAACCTATTATGATTGTAAACCAGCAATTATATATGTTCATGGATATCTTAAAAAACAATTTCCTGACCAATTCCCGAAAAGAAAGGATTAATAAGAAAAATTTTGTAATTAGCACATTTAGCTATTTATTATTTAATTTGATACACCCCATCGCTTGATTTAGTATATTTCGCGATCACTTTTGGGTTTGTAACCCCTTGATAAATATCCTGAGGATCATAGATATTTCCATTTTTGTCCATATGACGAATAATGCCTGAAATCTCTTCTGCCCAGACTTGTACTTTTTTGAAAGATTCGACTGCGTCAGGCTTGTCGGTAATTTCTCCATGTGGTGTACCTTTGATATGTGTTCCACAAAATTTGCACCCTGGGCGCTTTCTGCGGGTACATTGCTCATCGTTGGCTCGTAGAGCTCGGCACCTATCGTGATATGGTACAACGTTTTTAACCCGCGTTCGTTTCTGAAGATCTTCTTTTGTAAAAGATAGGTGTGGATAATTATAAATGAACTGTAAGAGCTCCGCGGAATCCTTTTCGGACTCTTTCGGATAACTGTTGATCACTTTAGCAGCAATCTCCTTTTTGAAGGTTGATACCCAAACTGCAAGTTTCGCGTTGAGTTTCTTGTCCATGATGAATAATACTACTGAATTAATATTTAACACGTTTTGATCAATTTTTTAAATTTTGTATTTAAAAAATTATGACTCCATTTTCACCACGCCAGCTGTATTTATTTCACTGGCTACTAAGCCACCGCCACTTTTATCAGCGGTCCACATTGTTTTAGGTAATACTAGTAACAGTAATATCATACCATTTGTGAACGCCTGATAGGTCAATAACTCCATTGCATTGACTCTAGGCATGATGTATGGTATAAAATAGAATGTAGAATTAAGAATAAATGCAGCAAGTATAATCATGGCAAAATTCCATAAGGACATTATATATAAAGATATATATTTTATAAGATTCTATAACCCGTGTATGATGGTTGCCAAGTTGCAGGAACAGAATCCATATCTACCATATGGTATGATAGTGATAAATACTGTTTTGTATCTGTTAGGATATATTCAGGCAATATGTCCAATTTCTCTCCATCATAATCAATAGATCCAATATACATAGACAAGTGTTCTTTTTCCCACAATTTATTTTTAAGAAGCTTTCCGATTTCTTCATAAGAATTGTCAATTGTAACAAAGGGTTTATCCATAAAAACGGCAAATCTGACAACGCCGCCTTTATCATATCTTCCATCAATATCCGTTACTTTTTTATTATATGCAATTCTTTCTTGATATAGCGGCGACCAAGCGGCATAACGTACAGCTTTCCTAAAGGTGGAAAAATAGAATAAATCGCTTCCAGATAGCTGTCCTCGTAGAGAATTTTGACTCCCAATAGCAGCAACAATTGGAATAAATTTATAGTAATTCCCATAATAACCAATTTTCGGAATGGGGACCCGACGATTATCAAATTTAATGTATATAAGTGCGGGATTGCGGAAAAAAATCATGTAAACCGAAGGATGGATGGGAAAATTAATTACTTTATGGGAATTACATATTTCATCCATAAGAACCCACCATAATTTAGCATTATTACTTTTATAATTAACAGTAGCCATAGGATTGTTTCTTTTTTCATGTATATCGAAAAAGAGATATAATTGATCTTTATTTTCCAGAAAACCTTTAATAGATAATTTTTCACCAGTTAATTCTTTGGTGATTTTATTTGCTATCGTAATAACCGCCCCACTCTTATATTTAATAAATGGAAATACCATTAAATTACTGTTACTGTTCTTTGAGGACGGATATTTATACAAAAGATATTGCAAAAACGGATGTACCGGTTTAGCTCTATTTTTACATGTAATAACACGATGAATGCAAAAACTAATAATACTGGGATTTGTTGGAATCTCACGTAGATCTGTATTTAATATTTGCTCTATATTATAAGTATAGTCGCAAGATTTTGTCATTTTCAAGGATGGTGAATTAACTTTTATATGCGTTGGTAGAATATCTGCTTGAGATGAATTCATTTGTATTACAGATGGAGGATCATTTGTATTAATTCTACTATTACCAGCGAAGTTTTTATAATGTGAATTAGTATTCATATTATAAATAGTACTGATTTTATTTTACTACCTTTCTTCTAATATTCTCTTTAATATTATCTTCTCTTGAATCAAGAATAAATTTACTTAATGCCTTTGCATCATCACCGTTTCCTTTAAAATACTTGGACAAGGCATTTAATAAATGCTTTTTTGATAGCGCCTTCTTTCCCTTACTCTTGGTATATATCAGTTTATTTCCGCCAGATAAATCAAAACAGTCTATTTCATTGCTTTTCATAGTAGTAACTAAAGATTCTGTTAGTTCTTTTTTTAATGTTCGTTTTTCTTTCACAACTCTATTCAGTCGCTTTATTTCATCATCTAGTTCAATCCATCCTTTAACATTTTGTAAAAGTTTCTCTTTATCCATCTAATAAGTATATATATATTATCTTTAAATATAGGTACAGTTTACATTTTTAGAATGTCTTTTACACAGCTTTAATTGTTTCGTTTCTGGCGTCTTGCACATACATCCGCAAATTTGACCCCTCCGTTTTCCAGTTTTAATAATTGCGATACAAGTAATCTTATCGGCACTTTCTTGATTTTTACTCTTATTATGTAGTGTACATTTTTCTCCAAAACAAAGTCTTCCGCATTGTTCACCTTTACGTTTGCCACTTTTCAAGATAACACTACATTTATTATTTTTTGCAACTTTTTTGGGTGGCCAATTCACTCCATCTACTGCAGTATAATTGCCATATATTGGCAGAACTCCATTTTGTACTGTTCTACAATATGGACATTTAATTTGATATTTTTTCAGGTTTTGAGTCTCCAACTTAGAGTATTTTTTTTGATTACAGATTTCAAAATAGATTGACCCATAGTTAAATTTATGACCACAAACCAGCTTAATAGAATCATCATGTAATGGTTCGCCGCTGATAAGACACACATCGTCGCCATCATCCTCTTCTTCGCATAATGCCTCTAGTAATTTCTTATTAAATTCATTAGTACTGATTATTTGATTCATTATACATTTAATTTCACTAAACTCTTTATATTATTTATGTATAATGTCGAATGAAGGAAATAAAATGTTATGGGGAGTAAGTACTTGGAGGTTGTTCCATACAATGGCAGCGAGGATTAGAGAAGAATCGTATCCATATTTAAAAGGGCAGCTACTTGCTGTAGTAAAACAGATATGTTATAATTTACCATGTCCAGAATGCGCCCGGCATGCAACCCAGTTTATGAGAAACGTTCATTTGGCGTCATTGCCGAATAAAACGGTGTTTATCTCTATGTTGTTCCAATTTCACAATAGCGTAAATGCCCGTTTGGGTAAACGACAATATACTTTAGAAGATTTGAAGGAATATAAAAACAGAAATATCGGGATTGACCTTCAAAACTTCTTGACATTTTATGCGAAACGTTACAATGGGACCCTCCAAGCTGGCATTCAATCAACGGAACTTATCAGGAGAAGAATTGCTATTTCGGTTAGAGCGTGGTTACAAAAAAACTGGTTGCATTTTAATTAGCTGCCATTTTACGGCGGCATCTAAATGACTTCTTATCTAGCGTACATTGTTGGCGGTCGCTTTTCCCGACTTCAAAATATGTTAGATTGCTTTGCGTACCCACCAAACTAATTACGGCAAAATACCAGATTGCGCCGAAGATAAAACCGGTACCCCATCCAGCAACAACAGCCCCCAATCCTAGGCAATTCATTGGAGAGGATATTCTTATAGCGGCGCTTAGAATAAGCAGAAAGATCATACTACCTACCAAAACCATATTTGTAGTACCATTCAAGAACATTGGGAAAAATAAATATGTTGTTGTAAAAGCCAATAGGAGCGCATGTGCTCCCGGTGCCGCATACTGAGTACCCCAACCGGTCAGTGAAGTTCCTATCAAATTACAAGCAGCATCTATACCCGGTTTCCACCTTCCGTCAACCATGGTTCCCGGTACTCTTACCCCAACAGTAGGTGCGATAAGGCTTCCAAATAACATAGCAATGGTCAATCCTAATACATATACAAATCCCTTAAAATTTGCATTAAATAGAGAGCCAAATATTGCCATGGTAGGTATGATTATTGGAGATAGCAATACAAAAAATCTTATATAAGACATTAGCGTTGCAGCAAGCATTATATATATTTAAATTACATTTTATTATACAAAAACGAGTTTTAGAACATCGGCAATATGTTCCACTGCATGAAACTGAATTCCATCAATAACAGGTTTATCACTATATTTTTCCATGAACTTATCAAAGTCTTTTGTATTACTTTTTGGGTAAATAAAAGTCTTCACACCCGCTTTAATACCTCCAAGGATCTTGAGTTTTAATCCTCCAATAGCAGTGACCGAACCCTGTAAGTTAATTTCCCCTGTAATCGCGATGTTGTTCTTAACCTTCTTTTTGTTAAATAAACTGTAGATAGCTACCGTCATCGCAGTACCAGCGGATGGTCCGTCTTTAGGTGTCGCTCCTTCAGGACAATGAAGTTGTACACCTTGTAGTTTCGTCTCTTCGAACTGTTTTATTAACTTCTTCTGCTGTTTAACACTGGTAAGTTTCCACGCTAGAGATTTTGCTACATTTCCCGATTCTTTCATCACATCCCCCTGGAGACCCGTTAATTTAAAGTCTAGTAGGTTGGTAGACGGGAAGTAAACACTCTCTATAGGTATAATTCCTCCTTTTCCTAAAGAGTTCGCCCATAAACCAGTGACAACACCACTAGTGGGTTTACTATGAATTTTTGTAAATGTAATTTCTACTCTGTTTTTCAGATATTTTTTGACAACATCATCCTTTGTTATCACAATTGGTAAATTATTATAACTGTTAGCTTGTAAAATTTCTAGGTTAATCTCACTAATAATTTCAAACAGTATTTCCTTGAGTTTTCTCACACCGGGTTCATAAGTATAGGTTTCAACGATAAATGTAATAATATCTTCAGGAAACTCTATACATTCATTTAATCCAACCTTCGTGTATATTTCAGGTAATATATAATCTTTTGTGATGGTTATCTTATCTTCAATTGTTAAATTATCAAATTTGATCCGATGGATGCGATCTAATAGAATTCTGTCAATCATATCAGGATCATTATAAGAAAATATAAATAATGCTTTACTTAAATCAAGATCAATTCCGGAAAAGTATTTATCCTGAAAAGATTCATTTTGTGTTTCATCAACAAGATGCGTTAAAATACCAATTATTTCCTTACCATTTTCGGAGCGACTCACTTTATCAAGTTCATCAATGAAGATTATGGGATTCATGCATTTCGTCTCCATTAGTATATCTACAATTCTACCCCAAGTTGATCCCACATAAGTGTAATTATGACCAGATAGTGTACTACCATTACTAGAGCCCCCAATAGGAATAAACGCAAATGGGCGGCAGCCAGAGTCTTTGTCTGACAAACAGTTTGCGAGACCCTTTTTCGCAAGTGAGGTCTTTCCTACGCCGGGAGGACCTTCAAAACCGAAGCAGTATCCCTGTTGTTCGCCGTTAATCCATTGTCCTATGATACGTTTAAGTTGACGTTTTGCATTTTTATGTCCATGCACGGCTTTATCTAAGTGTGTATCAATGATATCTAATGTAGTATTAATTTCCTTTCGTTTATCTGAAATAAGGGATATTTGTGTTGCGATTTTTCCAGTATTGTAATTATGTTCTTTCTTGTACCTAGTCTTTATAGCGTCAATAACCAAGTTATTATCTTGAAACATATCGATAAATTTGCGAATATTGTCTCTCATGAAACCATTTTTTTTACCAGAATGACAAAGTCTAGTTGAACCAATATTATGCTTTTTAATTATTCCATTAATAAAACAGGTATTCGCAATCAGTGTGTCACGTTTTCCTTTACATAATAACGCCTTATACCGTTCTATTTCTTTTGTTTTGATCTTTGATAAAGCATTATTCTCAATCTCTGGAAAATATTGTGCAATTTCCAAACTACTCGTTTTACCTTCAGGAGGCAGTTGTATTTTAATATCACTGCTCTTTACATCCTTCAATAAGGCTTTAAAATTTTCCTTTACTTCATCCATGACACAGAGTATAGACTCTTTTCTATAGATACCAAAGGGTATTTTAAGTAAACCTTCAAGATACTGTCTCGCCTTAGACCCTGAATCTTCTGATTTAGCTTTGACCTCTTTAAGTTTTAGCATGGCTTTTTCCTTAATATTATCATTGGCTTTCAATAAGCATATCTGCTGTTCAATTGGAATTTTATTGTTATCAAAATTCGCCAACGTCCTAGTATAATTTATTGTGGTTTTCATGGCATCGCGGAAATATTTTTTAATATTCCAAGGAAGACTATCAAACAAAACGGTCTGTTCAACAGTATCAATATTACCGTTTGAATCATTTGATAGTAAATCGTACAATAAATATGCTAGGTATTGAAATTCCGGGTCATTATGTTTTAATAACAACTGTATTAGTGTTCTTCGTTGTCCAAATAGTCCCGATCCTATGAATTCTTTTACATTTTGTGAAATTGGCTTTTGTTTTATCAGATGGGTTTGATTAATATAACCGGAGAATCGTTGATAAAGCTCTCCATTTCTATAAATTAAAAGCTCTTTGATGGTTAAAATATCGCAAAATCTATCAAATTCGGAGCTTAGAAAATCGGCTTCATTGGGTCTATTGTCTTTAAGAGAATGTAATTTTTTCTTAATAAAAATATGATTTGTACAATCAATCAATACGTCATCTACAATCCCTGATATGATAAGGGTCTTTTTTTCTACTGGGTTATGAATGGCAACTTTAATGCCGTAGACCTTTTTATTGAACTCCTTACTTGTGCGAGCTAAATCAAAACAGTCAAAGTTGTTAGAGGTTTCGACGATTGTAAAATCTTCCACAATCCTGTTTTTGGCAATTTGTTTTGCCTTTTTCTTTTGATCATCGCCGCGCCAGGGTAGAACAATGTAACTAATGGGATGCGTATATTCTTTAATTACCTCAAATATACCTTCGGAGTCAGAGCCCAGTAGATCTCTTAAAAAATCATTTCCCATCGCTACCATTATGATATCACAAATATACTGTGTACCTGTTGTACGAAATAGTGCAGACAATTCATTATTAATTTTTTGTAAGACGGTGATTATTTCCTCAAAATTGTTGTTTTCCTGTTTCTTTTCCAATAGTATTTCAACAGATTTCAGTTGTTTATAGAGCATCTCTAAATTTTGGATACAGATATTCATATCACTAGCTGTAATTATATCCATTGATTTGTATTTCTGTACAGCAATGATAGTATCTGTAATCATTTTCATAAAAATTTCAACCTTCCTTCTACAGAAGCTTAATGTATGTGATTTCTCTAAATTATTAATAGGTTTCTCCTTAATCTTCTCATTTTTCACCAACGACATATACTCTACATGACGATTTTTATTGTTAATTTATTTCTTATTAAAATGAAATAACGATTATTATAAATTTATATAAATTAAACAATGGATATAAAAATAATATGACTGTAACTGTAAATGGGTATACCTAGTTACTTCTCATATATAATCAAGAATCATCCGGATATCATCAAGAAACTAATTAAACTTGGTGATATTGATAATCTTTATCTGGATAGCAATTCCATAATATATGATTGTTTGCGCCAGACAGCACACGAGTATACTGGCGATGATAAAGAATTCGAAGATAGATTGGTGCGTAGTGTTGAAAAGAAATTGCGCGAGTATATCAAAATAGTTAAACCCAAAGGACATATATTAATTGCTTTTGACGGCGTTGCCCCTGTTGCTAAGTTGGAACAACAGCGTACCAGGCGCTATAAATCATATTTGTTGAATTATATCCGGAAAAGCATTGATCCGGATTACCACCATACATGGGATAAAACCGCGATCACGCCTGGTACAAAATTCATGGACAAGTTAGGTCATTATCTTACCAATAAGTTTAAAAATAATAAAAAGGTCATTATTTCTACTACCAACGAGCCCGGTGAGGGCGAACATAAAATTTTTGATTATATCCGTCAACAAAGAGATTACCACGCAAAGACTACAACGGTTATTTATGGATTAGATGCGGATTTAATTATGCTATGTTTACACCATCTCAAACTTTGTAAAAAAATATTTTTATATAGAGAAACGCCTGAATTTATTAAGTCTATCAATGCGGATTTGGAACCCAATGCGGACTACTTTCTCGATATTCCAGAGTTAGGAGAGAGTATTATAGAAGAAATGTGTGGTTTTAAGAATACTATTGATGAAAAGAAGAAGTATTGTACTTTATATGATTATATATTGATAACATTCTTTTTGGGCAATGATTTTATGCCCCATTTTCCGTCAATGAATATTCGGACGGGAGGAATCAGCATTCTACTATCTGCGTATAAAAATACCGTATACTCAGCGGGACTCAATTTAACAGACGGTAAAACCATTTGTTGGGGAAATTTGAGAAGGATGGTTAAATGGTTAGCTGACAATGAAGAATCAAATCTTATACAGGAATATAAGCTAAGAAATAGATGGGAAAAACGTAGCTATAAATCAGGTACAGTTGAAGAAAAACTACAAAAATTAGATAATATTCCTACCAAATCGCGAACATCGGAATATTTTATTGACCCATATTCAAAATACTGGCAAACGCGATATTATAATGAACTATTTGATAGCGATCCTAATAAATTATTTATCAAAGAGATCTGCAATAACTATATGGAAGGATTGGAGTGGGTTATGAGATATTACACAGAGGGTTGTTGCGATTGGAACTGGCATTATAAATATCATTATCCCCCATTGTTAAAAGATTTACTCATGTATATCCCACATTGGGAAACGGTAATGATTGAAGAAAATAATAATAAACCTATTAATCCTCTAACACAGTTAGCATACGTGTTGCCGCGACACAGTCTGTCACTTCTTCCGACAAATATTAAAACAAAATTATTATCTGAATATTCTGATAATTATCCTGATGACTGTAAAATTATATGGGCATTTTGCAAATATTTTTGGGAATCACACGTTGATTTACCTTCCATTGATTTGACAGAGTTGATAGCAATAACGAATTAACTATTGTCGCCAGCCCTTACAACATGCTGTTTGGCATGCTATATCACTATTTGTGCAACCAAAGAATCCTTTGCCCTTCGCCGGGGAGCCATACCAAATTGCGAAATTTCTCCATTTAAATTGAGCAGGAGGCGGTCGCGAATTTAATAATGCGCTAATTTTGGCACCCGACATTCTTTCATCTGTACAGTGTACTTGTCCACTCTTATCCTTTTCTCCAATACAATTTCCAGCGCCACATACCATGGGTACACCTCTGGTGGCAGTAACGCTACTATCATAGGCAGATGCAACACTACTCCAGAATGTTGAAGCGAACTCGCAGCTTCCGTTATAAAAATCATTGGTCTCATCAGTATATGCCTGTCCCAAACAAATATCCCAGTTATCTTTACCCAAATTGTCTGGACTACTCGCTTTAGCACTACCTAATGCTTTAGTCCACCCTAATTGGAGAGATGGAAAGTGAACCTTCGCTTGTTCGAAAGCCTGAACGATGCATGTTGGGTTACCCACTTCATCATCAAACAGTATGCCACTAATTTGATGTTGCTGAATATCTTTTGTTACCTCAGTCAACACAGCTTGACCGCATTTTATACAATCTTTAGGTTGCCCACCCATACTTCCTGGTTTGCATCCTTTATTGTTACACATGCATGCCCAGCTACTGTCATCGCCAAAATAATATGCCAACCATTTAGTAACAGGTAATCCGGTATTTTTCTTTAATTCCAAGACATGTGGATCATTCCATTGCGATACGAAGTCACCAACATGATTGGCTACCACGGCGATAGTATGAAAATTCTTTTTAACAGATTGGGCATCAGGGAATCCACCAAAATCGGGCACCTGGAATCCGCCCTTTTCTGGATATAAAAATAATGTACCGCGCCCTTGAGCATCTACGCCCGATGAACCGGGAGGACTTGTGCTACCACTTGATCCGCCACTCGGATAATCTGAGTGACCTGGTGTTGGATTAGTACCTGGTTTTCCCGAAGGAATTAAGGATCCTGGTGGCGGATGAGGGCTGGCTCCGCCGTGTGCTCCACTAGGACTGGATCCACCATGCGCTCCACTTGGGCTGGCTCCGCCGGAAGTACCTCCTTTTGCCGTACCTCCTTTAGGATCAGGTCCACTAGGTAAAGAGGAAGTGCCCATTATTTGATCAAAACCTGGTATCCACGCGGTAGGAATAAATGCCCATTCATAAATAGCTATGCTCTGCGACCCGAATTTCTTAGACCAAAGATTCATGAATTCCATAAATTTGTCAAATTCCCAATTTCCAAAGCCGTTGAATGAGCCACACGAATTGGCTTCACCGTAGAAATAATTGGCAATACAACACTGTTTCTTACCACCTTGTGGATTCAAAGCCGTTCCGCATTTGGTTCCCTCTTGTGCGTTAATATTTTCTGTGGAAAACATTGGGTATGTTTCCGGATACTTATATACATTCAACGGTAGTCCGTGGTATTCCCCATCAATACCTTCAGAAATTGCGCCCCCCAAAAATTTACCTACAGGGGTGGAGGTATCTGTTATAGCGTCCAACAATGCTTGTGGTTTATCCTTAAATTTTTGATAAACGGTATTGGTACAGGCTTCGCTATTGTATCCAGCTGGAGATCCCATAGTTTTAATTGCTTGAGCGCAATCGGTTAATTCCCCGAACCAATAAATTTCCGGGTATGCTGTATCAGTACCGATAGCCTGACAACTACTCTTGTACTTATCCGATTTATATTTACCACCCGAGCAGAAGTTACCCTTTCCGTGGGCAACGCCAATAGTAAAATCAGAAGGTACATCCCCTATCTTTTTAGCATGCGCTATCGCGCTAATTATAGGGCAAAATCCGGCTTTATCGATAGTGTAACCACCTTCGCCCTCGCCATCTACAACCATAAACGATATTTTTGGTGTAGCTTGCGAATTAACATATGCTATATAATTCATTATTTGCTCCCAATTATTTGGACAACCTTCTTGCTTGGTTCCGATTAAAGCATGTCCGCCGGCGCCACCAGCTGCATAGGATGGACAACATTTGTCATCGCCCTTCTTTTTGGTATAGTCCCAGCTGGGTTGACAATCGCCGGGCATCTGACCATCTAATGAACAGTCCCAAGTCCACGGAGATTTAGCCGAAGGGTAAGCAGTAAAACCGATTTTAACACTATTCTTAAGATCGTGGGGCATAGATCCAATCCAATATTTTAGTATATTATCACCATGCCTTAATCCCGTCCCATCATCTTTGGCGCCTGCATCGGTTAAATTAAACATTGCCTTATTAATACCAGCATATCGCACAAAGGACCAATAAGCAGCACAGTACTTCTTCCATTGATCAGCGGAAAAATAACGACAACCTGCGCAACCCCCATGATATAAAGCTAAAGTTTTAAAGTTTTTTTTAGTAGATGATGTTTCACCGCTCATTCCTTCTTTATTTGTAGGATAGCATAAATAACACAAACATAAGATTAATAAAGTTATCAATAATGCAATAACTATATAGTTCATTATATATATAAAAGTATAAAATATATATATACAAATGGCGGAAGAGAGACAGATAGTTGAAATTTCTGATTATTCGGCATTGATACGATTTTTGAGTGAAAATCCTGTAGTAATAATGAAGGCGCATGCTACGTGGTGTGGACCATGTAAAACAATACAGCCATTTTTTGAAGAAAAGGTAAATGAGCTGCCAACGGGAGTTAGTGTTGTATATGTGGATGTGGACAAGGCACCAACTATTTCTAGAAAATATCGGATTCGATCAGTACCATGCATGATTAGTTTTTTCAAGGGACAGCCATATGATGTTGTAAAAGGAGCTAATGGCGGCGAAATCTTTAAATTTTTTGAAAAGGTTAAGAAACGAATCGGAGCATGAGTTAAAAAAAAATGAGAAGTCTGTATATGAATAATTTAGATCTTGATATACAGAATTATGGTCTGGAAGATATTTTAAAGTTATTTCATTTAGATTATCAATTTACGGAAACTGATCTTAAACAAGCATATAGAATGTCGTTAAAAACGCATCCTGATAAATCAGGCTTAGATCCTGAAATATTTAGGTTTTTTAAGAAGGCGTATTATTATTTATCAAAAATATATTACTTCAGAAATAAAAAGAAAGAATGTGCTAGACCTGCTAATTATGAGCCAGATAACATGACCGAGGATAAGGCAACATTGCTTAGAAAATTAGATGGAACCAGTGTGAAAGACTTTAATAAATGGTTTAATACTATGTTTGAAAAAACTAAAACATATGATGGAAATAATGATACTGGATATGGAGAATGGTATAATAATTACCATGACAAAGAACAGAAATCGGTGTCATTAAATGATTTTGGGAGAGAATTTGAGAAAGAAAAGCAAAATTGTAAGGCTTTGGTTGTGCAACGGGATATTATGGAGATGGGCGGCGGCGGTGGGTATTCACTCAATAGGGATGCTCCTGCAGAATACAGTTCAGAGGTATTTAGTAAACTCAAATATGAGGATTTAAAGAAGGCGCACACACAGTCTGTTGTTCCGGTAACAAAGGATGATTTTGATAAACGTAAACAATTCAAGAGCGTCGATGAATATCGTCGCCATAGGGCACAACAGGCAACGGCGCCGATATCTTTGGAACAAAGTAGAGAGTATCTACGGCGACGCGAAGAACAGGGGAAGGTTAGTGATTCAAGAAGAATATTTTCTATTATAAAACGTGATGAAGAGATTGCAAAGAATAATGAGAAATGGTGGGGGCATTTACAACGATTGAAAAATTAATTAGAATAATAAAATAAATCAGATTATATATATATAATGATCCGGTATATAACGACATTCGTAATATTAACAGTTCTTGGAGTTTTATATGAACGCTACAAGATCAAATATCAACCCGATGAGGAACTTTCTAAGTACGATCTGATTAAAAAATATCTTCTGAATGGTTCAGATAATTTAGGTGGGAAACCCATCTTGTGGATTCATGCAACTCATGAGATAAATGCCCGAAATTGGAGTAGTTTCTATTCACGCAATAATATAAAACTAAATCAACCCTATCTTTTATCCTGCTTGGAGACCATAGTGAAACATTGTGGAGATTCATTCAATATATGTTTAATTGATGATAATACGTTTCAAAAGTTGGTCCCGAATTGGGATATTTCAATACGTAAACTAGCATCACCACTACGCGAACATGTGAGAGCTCTCGCAATGGCGAAATTATTATATACATTCGGGGGATTAACTATACCTAATTCTATGATTGTATTGAAGGATCTAAAACCCCTATATACTAAAAGTATTGCAGGAACAGGGTGTATGGTCGGCGAAACGTTACCAGAGAGCGAGACGTCTTCATATACCGAAATGTTTCCAAATTACAAGATACTTGGCTGTAAGCGTGAATGTCCCGTGATGAAAGAATATGTGGGGTACTTAGAAGTTCTCAACTCAAGAGATTATACAGCTGAAATTGATTTCTGCGGAGATATTAATAGATTTCTTTATAATCTAACGATGCAACGGAAGATGACAAAGGTCAGCGGCTGTTTGTTTGGAGTTGAGGACACTGCAGGCAATGTGGTCAACGTAGATAGACTTCTTGGTACTACATATATTGATTTTGATCCCAGATTATACACGATTTATCTCCCTGAAAATCAACTATTAAAACGTACTAAATATGGGTGGTTTTTACGCTTATCGCAATCACAACTGCGCGAGTCCCCAACGGTTGCTAGCAAATGGTTAATCATTGCTCAGAGGAGATAAGAATAGTATATGAAATTTCATATACTGATTTATAGTACTTGATATTTGATGTAAATGGAATAAAGTGGTATTTACATATTTGTCTTATAATAGTTACCAGATTCTTATAAGACATATTCCTCGTAGCGTAATATTTTTTGGAAGAGAAATAATGCGGTTCGACACTTTTACAGAAGTCGGGTATTAATTCCTTATACTGTGCGGTTTTGAAAGCAGCTTTAGAAAAAACATATGCATCATTTTTCTTTTCTACAATTTGGTCTAAAAAAGCTACCAATTTTTCTTTCGGAAATGGCGTTCTAAATATCTGACTTGACATTATATTATTCTATCAAAAAATTTATGCCAACATGACTCACTTATTGTTTATTAGATCATGCGTTAAAAATATCAGCTCTATCTCATCTTCGTGTTGTGTATGAAAGCGGCATATATATGCGCATATGATTTTAATACAACGATACTGTTCAAATTCATCCAGAATGGGTGTGATCTTTATAAAATTAAAATAACTGTCCAAAATATCCATTACGGAATATCCTTTATCAAAAATAGATTTAATAATAGTAATGGCGTCTTTGATATTTCTTTCCTGATACCATTTGATAGTATACTTTTCAAAGTCGTAAAAGCTTATATTAGTACAAATCTCTTTTGCCTTTTCTAAAGTTATTTCTTCATCAAGCAAATTAAATTTTTCCATATAGTTTACTAAAAGCCTTATTGAGTTATTGCATACGCTAAGTATAAAATCTTGCGCTTTTTCTGTAATATTGATATTTTCCTGATTTTTAATTTTTGCCAATATTTCTCGTAAAAGATGTTCTGAAACCGACTTTATTTTGATCAATGTACATCTTGACTGTAGACTTTCCACCACCTTTTGCGTATTGGTACAAGAGGCTATAAAATTAACATTATGGCTATATTTGTCAATGCAGTTTCTGAATACTTGTTGACTTTGTTCGTTAATTATATCAATATCATCCAGAACTATAAATTTTTTTCTACCTGAAACGGAGGAGGGAGTCTGGCAAAATGTTTTGACCTCAGTGCGGTAATAAGATATCCCTTGTTCCTGCAGATTATTTATATATAAAACATTGTCTGTTGGAATGTGATCGATATCATAATATTCCCTTATTGTAGCTTCTAGGAGAGAACTTTTCCCGGAACTAGAATCACCGACGAGGAGCAAATTGGGATTGTCCATCTCAATCAGTGTATTT